ATCTCTTATCATTAAAGCATTGAACCATTTTCTAACAACCTCTTGGTCGCTGTTCTTTGCTTTAATTCCTTTCACTGCCGTCTTTCTCTGTGCTTCTACACCAGCATAAAACTTAGATACTAATTCTTCTGCCATCTTGTCTAACTTAGCGTCTAATGCTTTAGCACTGGCTGATTTTGTTTCTGATTGAATGAAGTTTTTTAGATTTTCTTTTACTTCCTCTTCTGTTTCACCTTCTTCAGTTTCTTCTTCTTCAGTTCCATCGGTTTCTGTTTCTTCTTCTGTTTCTGTTTCAGTTTCAGTTTCTTCTTCTATAGTTTCTTCTTCAATCTCTTTTTTTAGTTTTTTACTCATATGTCTTTTTTTTAATTTTAGTCAAGAATAATGAACCCTTCATTATCCTGTAAGCTGTCCACCTTGTTGGAGTATGCCGACCTTTTAATTTACAAGGTTATCAGCTCTTAATTTTTTTACATTATATCATCTTCTAAAAAGTTTGCAACTTTTTCTTTCAACTTTGCTATCATTTCTTCTGGTCTTTCTATCGTATAATCTTTCTTCAAATCTATCTCTTTATGTCTCGGTATCCAATCGTATCCTTCTAATCTTTCAAATCCTCTTGTGATATCAAGTGCTACTGGTGTTCCTATTGCTATACACGGGAATGCTGTATGTATTCTACTTGTTAGAACCAACTTTGCTTTCTTATAAATCTCAAGGTTTTTTCTTGCTTGTTTTATCCTTGCTTCTGGATTATTTATCAGTTTTTCATCTGTAATATATTGTCTGACATCAATTATATTTTCTCCTCTTATGTCATTATACCAGCTCTTAGGCAATTTACCAACAACTACGATATAATCTTCTCTTTTGCCATCATACTTCGGTAAAGTGAGCGTTAGGCATCCNGANAAGTATGCTTCTACACCATATGACTTCAGTAATCGTTCTGTGTGTAAATCTCTACAACCTATTGGCTCATTTCTCTTAAACCAATCAATGTCTTTCTTTTCTAATTCATATAGCGGGATGTGCATTGATATTGGGAGCATCTGTATATTACTCTTGGGCGGGAAGCTTCTCATATCCCAATATCCGTTTCCAATTAGTTTAATCTCTCTTTCTTCTGTCGCTATTTTATCTCTGTCAATGAACACCTCGGGCTCTAAGTATTGCATCGCTGATATCGTCTGAACATCATCTCCAAGATTTCTTGTTCTGTATGTTAATGCTCCTAATTTCATTCTCCTAAAAACTTAACTGCTTTTCTACCCCTATTATGTCCCAATCCTATTAAACTATCTTCTTCATCTCTATGCTCTACAAAGCAAGGAAGTGGATAGTATATCTTTTTGCCTATGCTCTTGAAATACTCTTTCATTCTTTCATCATCTCTGTTGGTATATTTCGGGTCTGTCATCTTATCGCAGAAAGCAACCATATCTTCAACTAACTTTGTAGGAACTACTACTCCTAATGCCCATCCTAATTTCCACCAGACGATATGACCATCTTTGAATCCTTGTTCCCAGTTTAATCCTTTCTGCCTTTTGTTTCTTATGAAAAGACCATATACATATTTGTCTCCTATTTCTACCAACTTCTCTACCTTGTTTACAAAATCATTGCATAATATAACATCATCTTGAATAACACATTGAAACTCTTTATTGGGGTTATATGATAACCAAGCCCTCCTCGCTGTATCCCATACTCCTTTGCCTTCGTCCCAGTTAACTCTAAGATTTGGTATTTTGCTCTCCAGATAAGAAAGGTATTTTCTCCTTGAAGGGTGTATCATCAGCGAGAAATTAACTTTTGACATTTTTTGCTCTTATCAATTCTCTTATCGCTTTATTAACAATTCTATTATATTGTAATTTATGAACTTTCTTTTTTGTTTTCTTTCCTGAATCAGCTTCAAGTAATGCTTCTAAAGAATCTTTCGCTTTTTGAATTAGTTCTCTACTTTTCTCTGATAGTTCTCCGTTCTCTCTCATTGTTTTCTCTATCTCATCTACTACTGAACCATTGCTCTTTGCTAATGCTAATGCATCCATAGGAACATTGACGCAAGAAAACTCTAACAACTCATTATCGTATAAAACTCTGTAGCCATCTTTTTCTTCTGACCTTCCGTTCGTAAATCCTACTGAGAATGAATTAAGAAATCCATCTGCGTATAATCCAAACAATTCTCTTGCTAATACTGAATGCTCTAAGGCAAACTGAAATATCGCTTCAAGCATTCCATCTTCGTTAATGAAAAGGTCTAATGTTTTTGCTACTGATGGTCTTGAATGGTCGTGTGCCCATAATACAACTGGGTTTCTAAGATAGTTATCAATCTTCCAAGATTTCTGGTCCACAATATCACCGCCTCTATCTGGCTGTCCTGAAGAGATAACCGCTTTCATTATTCCTTTTTCTCTATCTATGTCTTTGGTCTCGCAATTAAAGACCTTGATATACATTTTTCTTTTTGTGTCTGTCATATTTTTATTTTTCATAGGAGCTTTTTTGGGGGAACTTCGCCGCTAAGAACTGAATTAAAGGTTCAAATCTGCCCATCTCATTCGTCGTTGAAATGAATGGAGCATTTTTGTATCTCTTATAATCATCTACGCTATAAATCTTATAATCCCGCTCTATTTGCTCTCCTTTTATTGTTTTATAATTATTACAATAGAAACTTCTAATTGTTCCTAAATGTTTTAACTTATACTTCTTGATTACATTATCTAACTTTTTCTTGTTGAATACAATAGGGTAATGAACTTCATACCACTTGCCTTCTGGGAATACCTCNTAAACTTCATTGATGTATTTAATCCAAGTATTACTTTTGAATCCTCCTGACATCTCCCAGTTGTTATTTTTTGCGTCGTGCCATTCTTCTAATGTTCTGTTGTAGTAGTAAGGTATTCTTTCTTGCGGTTGTAGCATTATAAAGTCATCGTTACTCCATATGAAATCGTTTGATATTCTCTCGTCTGCTATAATCGCCTTTGCCTTAGCTAACATATCAATATGTTTGAACAAGCAATCTCTTTTTATTCCGTCATTTTCTAATGTTAAGTTTATATAAATTGCTTTGGCGTTTAAGAAAGATGGTCTATCGCCTATAACTATCAAATTATCAAACTTAACATATTTTTCCATACTCCTAATTGTAAATCTTATTTCATCTTCACAAGTAGAAGGACTTTTTTTGTATAATATTACTAAATCCATTTCATTATCTTATTATTTTGAATATTGGTGCTATCGCACACCTACAGTTAGGTTCGTTTGGTGACATAAGACCATTACTGAAAGGTTCATCTACAGGGACAATTTCGCCATCCATAAGTAGATGGGCATCACGGACGCGAGAATCTAATGTCGCTATCCATTCCTTACCTTCTGCGTTAGCTTGTCTATATGCTTCAAGATTGGCTTCATTAACAACTGTGTTTGTTTCTGTTCTTGCTATTCTCTCTGCTCTATATTTATTAAAATCTAAGTATGTATCATTAACTCTTTTTGATAAATCCTTTATTGATTCTCCTGCTGTTATTCCTTCTGAGAGTGTATCAACTAATGCTAAAAATGTCGTGTCGTTCACTGATTGAGCAAAAAACAATGCCCTTTCTTCTAATAATTTTGCTATTTTAGATTGCGGCTTTTTTGCTTTCTCTATTGAAAATGGCTCCATTGATATTAACTTCATTGCGTCATCTCCTGCTTGTTTGAATATGCTGTAGTAATGGGGTAGTATCCAATCTTTGAAATCTTTAACTTGCTCTTTCAAGTTAAATATCTTTTTAATATCTGCTTTTGTTTTTGGCTTCTTTTTCTTTAATGCTTTTAATATCTTTTCCTTCTGTTCATTTTTTTTAGCAATCATCGCTTTTTCTAACTTCTCTGTCTGATTATCTATTGCTTTGTTGTAGTAGTTATAATACTCTAATCTTTTTTTCTTGTCTTTGAATAATGACATCTCAGAAATATCCTTAACGCTTTTTTTGAATTGTTCTTTTTGTTTTTCAATAGTTTGCTTCATTGATAACTTTAACTTAGCAACTCTCTTACCTCTTAGGTTTTTGTATGCCTTTGATTCTCTTTCTCTTGCGGTTCCTGCGATAGGAACATTAGCAATCTGAGTGTATAAATCATCTCCACCTTGAACTGGTTCCATTCCAATTATCTGCCTTATTTCATTTCTTGAAATCCATCTATCACATCCAGCATTAAACTCTGCTAATCTTGTTTCTCTATTAACTGGAGTTGGGTCTTCAAATGTTAGAAAGTATTCTTCTCCCCACTCTGGAATAATCAACGCCTCGTTTAGTTTGTTAACTAATTTATTCATCTCTGGAACAATTGTTTCTGATAAAAATATCTCTTGTGCTGTTTCTGCGTTTGCTCGGTTTACATCGTCAGTAACAGCTACAATTGGCTTTGGCACTTTGAATGCTATTAAAATATCATCTCGTGTTGCTTTTAATGATTCTATAAAGTCCATCTCTCTTGGAGATAAACTAATCTGCTGGTATTTTAATCCTGAATCTAATACTGCTAATTTACTATTCTTTCCTAATCCTCTATGTCTTTTATTGAAGTCATCGCTTAATTCTTGTCTTTGTTCTGCGGTTAATGGCTCGTCTGTTGTTAATAATCCATCAGGTCTCGCACTATTAAGGAACATATCTCCCTGATGTTTTATCGCATACTCTTCTACTTGAACTCTATTGCCTGCTGAGGATAGTGGAGACATTCCAAAATGCTCGCTTAGTGGCGATGGTGCTTTAATATGTATCATTTCTGAAACCTCTACTCTTTCTCTTGTCCCATCATCGTTCATAATTTCATAGTAAGAAATATATTCTCCTTTATTGCTAATTATGTTAACTCTATCGGGTCTGATATTCCATAGTTCTACTAATTGTCCTTGTTCGTTTCTTACTTTGTAAACAAAAGAATCACCAGTTAACTTTCTGTTAATGGTGTCAATTTCTATCGCTTCCTCTTTAGTAAAATATGGGTTCCACTTGTAGAGTAAATCTAATATCTCGTGGCTTTTTACTTCCTCAGTATCTCCGTTTGCGTTTATAATCTTATTTAGTTTGAAGTCTATACTTGCTACTTTTTCTGCTATCTTACTAACACAAGCATAAACATAGAGTGATTTTCCGTAGGCGCTAATGTTCTTAGCATCGCTCCAACTTTCTCCTGTCAATCCTTTAACAAAACCGAAAGACCCGCCCGTTATTGGTCTAATCTCTTTCTGAAATAATTTTCTAAATGGTTTCAGTATGTCCATCTGAATGTATTTTACTAACTAAGAAAACTCCTGTCAAGTTCTATCCTACCCAAGTAATAGAAGGAGCTGGCTTTTTAAGATAGGTATAAACTGCATATCTTGTGCTGTCTAACAAATGGTCTCCTATTTTAACAGGTTCATCTAAAACTCTACCATCTTTATCTGTTTTCCAAGAATAGCTTCTTATTTCTTTTTGTATACCTACTGATTGTTTTAATATGTGTATCTTGAATGTCTTTATAAAATCAATTCCATTTTTTACATCTTTTATTGCTGGTCTTACCGCTATACCTTCTCGTATCATTTCTCTTATTCTTTGAGGTTCTGCCGAATCTGCGTATATCAATCCTTTTATTTGTAGTTGTTTTATTTTTTCTATGAGGTCTGAGTTAGTTAGATATTTCTGGTAAATCAATTCTTCAAGGTATAGGTCCTTCTCTTTAATACCTACTTTAACAAGAGCCGATTCATTATTATATCCAAAATCTAATCCGTATACGATATCTACTCCATCAGGCATCTTATCTACTAAGTCCCAGTTAGAATAAATCTTTTCTGTTGAGATACCTCTTTCTCCTAATCCGAATATCCTCCAGTAGTTCTCATCTTCTTCTTTCATTCTTTCAATCTCTTTGATTGTTTCTTCATCTAAGAAAGGATTGTCCAAGTAAGTAGAATGAATAAACTCGCAATCTTCTCGTGGTATTATTTTATCATATATCCAATGGAACTCATCTGAAGGATTGTAATCCATAAAGATTTGCCCTGTTGTTCTTAATGCTAATTGTTTGAAGTCATCGTAGGTTAATTCATTAGCTTCGTTAATCCACAAATCCTTTCTTTTTCTACCTCTGATTTTTTGCGGTTCATCTACACTGATAAACTCTGTTTGAGAGCGTCCTATCGTGTAAATTAGGTCTGATTTGTTTAGATTCTCAGGATTAAAAATCTTGAGCGATTCCAATACATTGATATAATCTCTGAATGCAGTTGCTTTTAGTGCTGGTAGTGTTTTTCTACATATCGTGAAAACACCTTCTCTTTCTTGATAGGCCCTGAGAACAAACAATTGAGCAAGCGAGTAGGTTTTACTGCTTCTCGTTGACCCCTGATTGACTACTATCCTCTTTTTGCTGTTCCAGTTCTTCTGAAACACTATTGTCGCTTTTATTTCCATTGACTATTTCTATTTTGATTGGTGATAATAATTCTCCCTCTGGTCCTGTTAATTCTGACCTTAAACTAAACTCATCTTTCTTCTTTCTCTCTAAATATTTGAAAGCATAATCAGGATTGTCTAATGACCTTACTACTGTTTGCCTTGCTTTTAATACTGGCTTCTCTCTTAACCTTTCTAATTTATAAGATAGTTTTGGATATTTTTTGATCCATCTATAAAAAGTATCAGTTGAGATGTCGGC